GTTCTTAAAGTCATAGGATGGATATGAGTTTTTTGGGCAGGATTTAGCCCTTGATTGCGTAAATCATCAATCACGGCCCCCGCTACATTGTCTTGACCCATACCAAAACCGACAACAACTTCGTTCTTTATTATATCGCCTTCCCCAATAGAACGGATGAAGTTAAATGCTTCTTCCTTTTTATGTTCAGGGATACGAGCCGATACAAATTTATCTATTGAAACTTTGTTGCCATCTACTGTAAGACTTTGTACTCCAAGCTCTTCCATTAAAGATGGAATGTCTTCCTCATCAATGGTTCGCTTTTTATACTGCATGTCTTTCAGATATTGTTCGGCATCTTTGACTTGTTTAGTTAAGTCAACAGATTGCCTAATAAGTGAAGAAAGTTTTTTAGTACCTTCTTCTCCAACCTTATCAAACGCTTGAGGGTTGGCAGCTTCTTCTTCGAACAGTGAAAACACATCACTCATCATTCTCTCCTTCTTCGTTAAAGTTTATACCCTTCGGTATTGGAATTAAGGTTTTACCCTCTTGCTTCGTTCTTGTCAATGTTTTTAGTATTGCTTGCTTGAAATAAATATTGTTGTTTAGTTAGGTAAGATATTTGTCCACCTATAGATCTGTCATTGCTTTCTGACATCTCCACTAACATGTGCCACGTTTTAATTGGTACTGCTACTGACTTCCACTTATTTGAATCCATTTGATTCTCCCTTTTAATTGTTATGCCTACTATTTAATATAATGTCAAATAATTTCTTATTTATTTTTATACGGCTTCTTTCCATATAATTTCATGAGGTTTATTTTGATCTAAATAATTTCTTGTTTCTTCCACACTTTTATCTAATGCAAATTGCCAAGACCTTGCCGTAATGTCTGGATCATTAATGAATGCATCCATGTGTATTTTTTTAGTTACACCACGAACCATACCCACGGGAAGAAATTGTATCTTCTTTTCGGGCAAACAAACCAAAGCTAATATGTCGCAATCTTCTTTTGTGTAGGCTCTTTTTGGATTACCTTTACTTGTCGTAAAACTATATTGCCTCCCATTCTTCTTATAACGCTCATTCGTGTGAGTTGATGTCTTCACTTCTATTCTTTGAGCAATCGGTACATCAAATCCTTTTATGGCAACTACATCTGTTCCATCTTGTTTAACCAGGTCACATTGAACTCCGAGCATTGTTAACTCGAAAGCCGTAAAAAGTTCTCCAGCAGTTCCTGTAAGTTTTTCTATTCTGAAACTTTTAACCATTCTAACACTTCCTCTCCTAATGTTTTGTTTGCTATTTTATCCTTTTGTAACAAGGACTTAACTATGTGACCATCAACTGTGTTGGGGCACACTAAATCAACATATAGCACGGGTTTATGTTGACCTATTCTATGACATCTATCTTCTGATTGTTTTCTTGACTCCAGGTTAAAATCATTGGAGTAGTAAATTACATTTGATGCAGCCGTTAAAGTTATACCTCGACCACCCGTCTGTGCATTACTTATAAAGAACCTTGTCTCTGGATTTGTTTGAAAGTTATGTATTGCAGAGTCTCTATCTTCCTGGGAAGTGTCTCCATAATAAGTGACCACGCTACCCGATCCATAGGTTGTTTCTAATTCTTTTTTAATCTTTCTTATGTCGTATCTAAACCTAGACCATATGATTACTTTGCCATCCATTTCTTCAATAACTTCCATCATTACTTTTATTCTATTGTTGGCAATCTCAACAGTCTCGCCATCATCATTCACAAGATATCCACAGAGAAGTTGTTGCAGTCTCAATAGCCTTGTCATGACTTCGGGTGCAGACACCATATTACCATCTTCTAAATAGATAACGGATGTTTTCTTCATACTTATGTATTGATCTATTTGTGTTGAGGTTAGATCAACTTGCCTTGTTGTGTAAATCTTATCGGGTAAATCTAAAGCTTCTTTCTTTGTTGTTCTGTGAGCAAAGAATTTTAGTTTCTGTGTTAACTCTTCCAAATTTTTATAGCCAACAACTTGATTGAAACTCATGTTACCCATTCTTTGTTGTTTAACAATCGCAAACCTTCCTTGGAATGACCAATAACTATCGTAGCCAAGTAATGATTTACTTAGGAAAGCACATTGTGAATACAAGTCTAGGGGCGATTGTGTTATTGGAGACCCCGTCAATATTCTTTTGTACTTAGCTTTATCCCCAAATTCTACAATGGCTTTGGTTCTCTTTGCTTTTATGTTTTTGATTGTTGTTGACTCATCAATAGCAAGTAAGAATTCACTTCTATGAGTAAACGATTCAAGAAACACTTTGATTTTCTTTGTAGCAAAAGCTTCTACGTTGATTAGAATTATTCTAAACTTATCTCGTCTTACTATACTTTCATACAAAATTTTCTTTTGTGCACGGCTATTGTCTGCTTTCCACATATAGATGTAAGGATCCATATCATCGGGTAAATGTATTGGTAACTCTGAATTCTTCCAATTCATATACACACCCTTGGGTGCTACAATAATTGCAGTATCAATTTCTTTCTGCTGCCAAAGCCAATAGATGTTATCAATCAAGACTTTTGATTTACCACAACCCATCTCCATGAAGTATGCAAAATTTTTCTTGTCATAACTTTTTTCTAATGCATCCACTTGGTGTGCATAAGGTTTAGTCTTATACTTAAATTCCATGTAGTCCCCTTAGTTGTAGTGGTCGAAAGTCAAAGACGAACTTGCCGATCTATCCTCCCTATATTTATTTCGGTAAGGAGGTTCTGGCAACACGGCTCTCGGATCATCTGTCCCTCTAAAATCCGATTCGGGTAATTCTCTTTCTTCTTCTGTCGTTAGATAAGACCCCCAATAGCCTCCCCAACTATCAAGAGCATTTCTTTCTTTTCTTCTCCAACCCTCAAGTCGAGCTATCTTTTGGATTATCTCCATCGGTGTCCCAATCTGGTTCGAAATGGATTGTGTATCCCTCCCCACTTCCCACATCTTTTTCGCCACGGCTACTGCTAGGTGAGGATGGCTTGGGAAAAGGGATGACGTTATCTCTATCTTTAGAGTGTATGTCTTCCTTATCATTTTTATTACTCATCATTCTCCTCCTCTTCTAATCCATGCATTATTGCAAATTTTGCAGACTCGATATGCCAAAGCACATCGGCTGGATCTTTCATGGTCGTAATCATCTGAACAAAACCATCCTTGTCGCTTGATCCAAGGATCACGATTTGGTCGAATTGCTCTGCAGCCATTTCACATACCAAAGGTACGGGTTTAACTGTTCTCTTCATCTTATATGGAAAATTTATTACGTTGTCACTCATTTTAGTTGAGCTCCTTGGCAACAGTCGTCTATTATACTGTGACATATCGCACATTGTTCATGCCCATGTATATTTACAGTTGCTAAAACTGCCTGGCATCTTGGACATCTTTCAACAACTTCATCCGTTTCTTTCTGCCATTCGTAATCATCCATTATTTTTTCCCTTTACATTAGTGTTAAGAGCGTCTGTTCTTCTTCTATAATTTATATAGTCTTTTTCTTCTACAATATTAAAATCGCAATCAACAAATTCATAACCTGCATTATTCCACCTATTTGAATCTTCTTCTTTAGCCAAAGCTCTTTGACCTGCCCTTTCCTCATTAGTGGCATTTAGTTTAACAACTCTTTTAATATTAATATACGTTTCAATATAATAAGCATCACAATTTGCATACATGGATGGATGCATGGCATGAAATTCTTTAGTTTTAAATGCTTTTCTTATTTGTTCTTTTGTCTTTGGTTTCATTTTATCTTCCCTTTTCTATATGAGTATCTAGTTCCATCGGTTGCCGATCCATAGAGCTTGGAGTAGTAAGTGCTTGGCGACATTAAATCAACTAATGCAGATGTACCATAAGATATTTGTTCTCTTGGTTGCGAAATATATCGTTGATGGTCTTGCTCCTTAGAAGCTCTAGGATCATCCTCAAATAACATCTCATCTTCAGATGGTTCTATCTTTCGAGCCTTTAAGTTTTTGTGATCTCTTGTTATACCTGCTTTCTCGGACTTACCTTGCCCTCTACACGAAGAACAAGCTTTGTCAGAGACTCTTAGTTCACTAACTCTTCTAAGTTTATTGCCACATATAAAACAACAAGACCTATCTTTTATACTATCTTCTATTTGTTCTCTAGTTCTTTTTATCCTCAATTTAGTTTTTCCTCCTTATTAACCTTTTAAAATAGTGTTCCATGCATTTAATAACTCATCTGCATAGATTTCTCCATTTTCTTTTTGTCTTAAATCATCACAATTGTCAGATATAACTCTTTCAACTCTATTGATTGCTTCTTCTATAGGCATTTTTATTCTTCTGTCATTATCTGCTTCTGCAAAATATAAACCCGTCATAATAAACTCCTAAGTTTTTTTTAATTCTCCTAAATTATCTTATAGAAGTCAAGTGATTTATGTTTACATAGTGTTTCTCTCATAATTTTTGTTTTTGTTTTTATTTTTTTCAAAATAGGTGTAACGAGTGTAATAGTGTAACGAGTCTTCTGTAATCGTTTATACATAATAAATAATTGGTTACACTTTTGGTTACACTTGGTTACACTTGGATAAGGACAAGAACAAGAGGCAAACATTTTTATTCGTTTTGAATTGAAATAATATGAGAATAACTCTATAGTATTTTTATGGCAAAAGAAAAGTTCCTTACTAATCGTCAAAAAGAGTTCTGCAAACTTGTTTGTGAAGGTGTATATAGTAATGCCGAATGTGCAAGAAGAGCAGGATATTCTGAAGGGCAAGCAAATAAGACTGCAAGCCTTTTGTTGAATGGTCGTGATTTTCCTTTGGTTACTGAACATCTAAAAGAACTCCGAGAAATTAGAGAAAGAAAATATGGTGTCACTCTTATAGGACAACTTAGAAGATTATCTAAGCTTAGTATAGGAGCAGAAGAGAATGGACAATATAGCTCTGCGATCAATGCCGAAAAGATACGGAGTGCCTTAGGAGGCTTAACCATAGATCGTAGGGAAACAACACATCAATTAGATCAACTATCTCGTGAAGAAATTGTAGCGAGGCTTTCCGAAATAAGAAAACAACATCCATCTGCTTTTGTTGAAGGAGAATTTAGGGTGGTCGGAGAGAATAAGGGGAGGACAAAACTCCCCGACCATACATAAGCAATTCCTGAAATTGCTCCGTGCAATTTCTGTTTATCACTTATCCTCCTCTTTAGTCAAGCCGAATGTACTAATCATATCTTCTTTTAAAGCTAAACCTATTTGCATTGCTATTTGAGGAACTATAGAATTCCCTAACATTTTTAATCTTTGAGGTCTGTTTTTTTGTTTGACTGTAACTCTTGGGACTCCTCGAGGTTCGTCCATCCAATAGGATAACCCATTAGCCACTCCGTCCAATTCGCATTCAGTCTGCCGTCTCCCTCTTCCAGGAATATCTTGTGAGCCAAGTCCACTTGTCTCCCGTCCCTCAGTCTCTTCTTGTAATATTCGTGATTCCCGTTGTAACTGTGTTTCACTAAACCTGCATTCGGTGTCGGGTATTTCCACTCCTTCATTCGAGGTGGTCTCAAGGTCACTCCGTTCATCATTGCTTTCGCTTCTTGTTCCGACAGTTCCCCTCTCTCCACTTTCTTTCTGAAGATCAATGTCATTCCCTCCGAGGCATGTCCGAATCCCTTCGTTGTCGGTGTCGGATAATTCGTTTCGTAAAGAGCCATTGTCTTCTTGTCCACTTGCTCCCTTAAATTGCTCGGTTGTTTTCGACCCTTTCGGTGTCCCTCTTGCAACTTCCTCGTTCCCTCTTCCGATCTCGGAGGTAGAGCATCCATTGTATTCGGTGTCGCCCACATTTTTACAGATGATCCAGAGTCTGTCTCTTTTGTGTCTCGCACCGACACTTGAAGCCGAAACAACAAATTGCCTCGTATGGTAGTTGATGCTTTCCATTTCATGGATAACCTCGTCAAGTCCCATTGAGACGTGCCCATAAACATTTTCGAAAACACAATAAGTGGGTCTAGTTTGTTCAACAATTCTATGGATGTACGGAAAGATGTGGCGAGGGTCTTCTTGTCCTCTGCGATTTCCCGAGACTGAGAAGGGTTGGCAAGGATAGCCCGAGGTGAGTACCCACTTTTCTCCTTTGTTGATTTTGCTTGAAATAAATCTTCTTGGGTCATCTGCTATCTCCTTAACGTCATTATAAATTGGAACATCATTCCAATTCTTTTTTAAAACTTTTCTACACCATTCGTCAAAGTCGCAGAACATAACTGGCTCTGCGAACTTTGCCCATTCGAAACCGAGAGAGAACCCTCCGATTCCACTACATAAAGAAACTTCTTTAATCATTTATTTCCTCCAAAGATAATTTAGGATTAGATTGATACTGCCATTTATAATATCGATTTAAATTTTCCACACTTTGTATTGCTTGTTTAAGTGTTAACTTCTCACTTTGCATTTGCCCAACAAGGTCTTCTAAACATTCTAATAGTTGATCGTATTCGTTTGCTTTATCTATCATTACTACACTCCCTTTCCCGTCTATTCTTTAGTAAATTATCTTCACAATCTTGACATGCATAGTATGGTTCATGTATTGAATCCACTATTTGTGATTTATCAAACATGACATCACAACCATCACATTTCCATAAATTATCTTCGTCATTCATTAATGAACCTCCTCCTTTACTATACTTAAAAAAGGGAACTGCTCTTCTAATACTTTGCGAACCTTTTCTTCTACCAAGTCTTTGAACCAATCACTTTCGGTAATAACATCTAATTCGTTTATTGCCTCTTCCATGATTTTAGACCTTTGATCTTTACTAAGAACTGACATCTTCTCCCCTCCTTCTATCTAAATAAACTCTAAGATGTGTGGAGGCAGATTGAGGTTGCCCAAATTCATACTTTCGCCAATTAATATCTTTCCTTAAATGTTGACCTTTTACAGTTATGTAATAACCATCTTTATTTAAAAACTTTTTAAGACACTTAATAAAAAGTCTACCATATGTATTGTTAGGAACTTCTGTAAAATGATAACGAGGAACAGAGGAGACACCTTGTCTCCTCCATTTCTCAATTGTTTTTGGATTTAATTGTCTAGCCATTATTTAAGACCTCCTTAATATCCATATTCTTAATCTTTTCTTCAACTCTTGCCTCGACTTCTTTACTAGTTTCAAGACCAAGTTTATCTGCGATTTTATCAAGAGTTTCTTGACCACTAGAACTCATTCGATCCCAATCCCAATACCTTTGGTCAACCCATTCTCTTAAATCTTTTAAATCTTGAATAGTTAATTTTTTTATTTGTTGAACAGTTAATTTATCCATTTGCTTGAGCCTTTCTTTGTCCATCTAAAAATGTTTCAACATCTAATTTACCAAACAACTTTTTTGCTTGTTCATCAGAGATTATATATTCTCCCTCTTTTTGATTGTCTGAAACAACCCAAGGCAATTTCCTGGATTTGATTTTAAAACCAATAAGAGTGTATCGTGGGTGTTTTCTCTCCAAGTCTATATCAGAGTATTTTGCATACTGCTCTAAGTCTTCTTTCTCTTTTTTCTTCGCAATATCTCGAACAGAATTACCTTTAAAAGTTACATCTAATTTAAAGGTTGCTTTCTCATCATTGAAAGAACAATTACCAAGATTAAATTCAAAAGAATAATCTTCTCCTTGCTCATATACTAAATAAGCATCAATTGCTTTTTCTATATCCAACCTTAATTTTTTAAGAATTGGTTTTGCAAATTTATCTGTCATTTATTTATCTCCCCTAATTTATTATAAATATTGTAAATAGTATTCTCCAAGAAATTAACTTTTTCTGATAATTTCATCTTCTTTTTCGTCTCTCTATAGTTGTCTAAATCCATTTCGACATCTGCTTCTAATTGCTCTGCAATCTCAATAGACATAACTAACTCATCATAATCTTTCATCTATCTTTCCCCCAATAAAGTTTATATCCCTCTTCGGAATGTTTTTCGGCACAATCTTCGCACCTAAAATAATCTGCATGAGTAAAGTCTATTTCACTTTCATCAAACATTTCTCCACACCCATCACAAGTACAAGTTTTAGACATTTTTTTGTGAGGACTTGGTTCTAAAGAAAAAGTAGTCATCTACTCCTCCCAATCATTATTGTGATTATTTAAAGCATTAACACCAAGATTAAAAACTAAAGTATTATAAAATTCTGTTAAAAGAACTAGTTTTGTATCATCATCATTTTCTTTAATTATATCTTTTAATTCTGTAATTACATAAAACATACAAACTGTATTATTATTATAAGGCGATATTAACTCATGCAATTCTGCATCTACAACTTCTAAATCATTTATTAAATTTCGAACATCTGCTTTTTTAATTCTCTTGTTGTGGTAGTTATCATATTCATCTGTTAATTGACTAATCACACCATGCAGTTTTTCTGCGACCCTATTATCTACCATTGTATTGCCTCCCAAGCGACTGCTTTTTCTGATCTAATTTCTTGTTGAAATTCGTGTAGCAATTCTTCTGCATGATCAACATACATCTGCAAACCGAATTCTTTGCGAACCTTTTGGATTACTTGCTCGTTAGTATAGTCTGCAAGTTTCTCGCCTACAAACATTTCTACTTCTAATAATTTATCTTTTAATGCGATACTCATTTAAATCTCCCTCCAACATTTATTTCTTTATAAAAATCTTCTACATCTGAAATTAAATAGTCATACCCATCAACTTGAGAACTTGCATCTATTTCATATTCTCTAGCTATTTTGATTATTTCTTTCAATCTCTTGGAAATATATTTTCTGTTAATATTTTTCATTTAAATCTCCCTCCAACATTATAATCTCTACATAAGATTAATATTTCCTTAAACGTCATAGCATCATATAATTTGATGTTATGTTCTTCTTCGAAATACTCCGAAAAACTTCTTTTATCACTTGATAATATTAAGTTCCAAAGCAATTCAAACTTGCGACCCTCTTCTTGCCAACAAGAATTTCTATTAATTATTTGTCTTAACTCTTCATAAATAGTCATCTAAGCCTCCAAGAATTGATTAATATCTTTTGCATGTTCAATAATAAACAAAGTCTGTTCAATTTCTTCTTTAATAATATCTTCTACATCAACATTAATAAACATGTTGCCAAACTTCATTTTCTTAAAATCTCTAAATGTTTTTTGCTTTTCCATTGTTTTCTCCTAATGAGTTTTAAAGATCACTTGTCTTTTTGGTTGTTCCCAACATAAAGCACAACTACCACAACTTTCAGTTAAACCGATTTGTTC